TAAATCCCATTGAGTTGTTAAATTTCCATTTCTTGCTCGCATGATAGCTGCTTCACTGAATATATCTTCATCAAATAAGATGACACCAGAAGCGTGAATACTCTACGAGAAACAAGTCCTTCAATACCTCTCATAATATCCAAAAGACCTGGATATTGATTAACTGTATTAATAAATTGTCTTTGTGGTAATCTACCTTTATCAGGATTACCTTCAATCATATCATGTAAATCCCACAAAAATCCACGTTCTTGCGGTACTAATGATGAAATATATTGAGCATCATCAACATCTATTCCATCTGGATATTCTTCACTTCTATAACCACGACATGCAGTCAAAACCGCAGATTTCGTTGCTTCTGTACCAAAAGTACAAACTTGAACTATACCGAACTCTCCACGTTCTTTGCGAATTTCTTCAAAAATCTTTGGAAGTTTACTTGGAGCTAGATCTAGGTCAATATCCTTTAATGGACTATCTCTTACATAATAATTTACTGCGTGCAATAACTTCAATTATTATGCGAATGCGCTACAGGATAGTGCTTATTTCTATCCCTTTATATTAGTCTCTACACTCTTTAACCCAATAAAAACCTTTGTATGGTTTATTTTCTTTCATCCTTTTTGAAATACCTGAATAATCTTTACTATTTGTCCCTAACCAAATTAATGCTTCTTTAATACACTCAAATTCTCTAACTTTTTCAGTATGTTCAACATCTTTATAAGCAATTATTTTCTTTGCATTACCGTTTTCAGCATTTAATTTTTTTCCTTTTTTATGCTATGACATTTTTTGTTTAGCTTCTTCTGTATGTTTTTTCCCATACATTCCATTTTTTTCACCACTAACTGCCATAGACATATTTTTTCTATACTATTCAGTTTTCATATAATCAGTATTTCTATTTTCACGAATTTTCTATTTAGTTTCTTCGGTTAAGTGAATTCCATACCTTGGATTATTTTTACCAGAAAACATTATACTTTTTTCTTTTTTATACTATTCTAATCTTTCTTTAGACCAACCAGCAATAGTATTGCCACCGGCTCCGCCTTCGTGAATATTATAGAAATTCCTATCTGCTACTGCATTATATTTTTCTATATAATATTTTTCCCAATAACAATTATCTTTATAATCTTTAGAAATATGTAAAATTATTCTTTTAAAATTTTCTTTTCCATATTTCTTAATTGCATCGATGATACTATTTCCACTACCTAGGTAATCATCATTTAATTCGCCATGATGCATCCCTATATATTTTTTGTTATTTATTAAATTAGTAGTTAAATAAATATAATAACTTTTCATTATATCATCTCTCTTTCTATACCATATAAAATTTAAGATAATATAATTAGCAGACTTTGACCTGGATTTTTATTTATTATAGTCAAAAAGCACGGTATCCCCAATCTATCCATATTTCAGGACATAGGCTCTCTTAGTTAGTTGATTCGTGCATTATGCCTTATTTCACTAATACCGTTAGCCAATTTTATTAATTGACACCCCTTAGCAGGGTTCACATTCTTTTTTTACAACTCGGCAATATCAACCATAGACTACCGAGTTCAACACGCTCATCATTTAGATAACGCCAGAATGGTAAATTCCATTCAATCGGGTCAAGTTGTGTTACTCCTAAAAGATAATGATTTAAACCAGAACATGCTGAACCACGTCCTGCTCCAACCGTGCTACCACATCGCCAAAATAAATCAATATAATGTTGTAAAGTATTTGGATATGCGAACATACAAGTTTCAAGCTTTTCTCCAATAACTCTTTTTACTCGTGCTTCCTCTTCAAGCCTATCTAAATATCTTTTATCATCTATTAATCCTTTTAAAATTAAAGCATTAATACATTGATTAACCCAATATCGTTCTTGAATATTATCACTTATAAACAATTGTTTTAAAGTTGGATATTCATTAAAATTAATATGAAGATTTTGCCAACAATCTTTACTATAATTTTTTACTTCTACTTCTGGAATATGTTGGTGTTTTTCAAGACTATAAAAATCTATTTTACTTTTAATTTCTAATGAATTTTCAAATATCCAATCAATATCTCTATCACTCATTGCAGCACTTAAATGTTCTCTAACCTCTTGTGGAGATTGCATATAAGCATATTCATAAAAATCATCAACTTCTCGTTCTTCTTGCTTTGAATTTAAATATGATTTATGAACATATCTATCTTCCTTTTTAAGATAATGAGCATCTGTTCCTACTACCATTTTTAAACCCATAGCATGAGCAACATTTAATAATTGTTTATTTACAATTACTTGATCTGATTTTGTGCTTGGGGCGCATTCAATATAAAAATCTTCTTTTCCAAAAACATCAATACAAAAATTTATAAATTCAATAGAATTATTATAATATAATTGTTCATATTCTTTATCTTGAGTTTTTCTTGCTAATGCTAAGCCATATAAGTTTGTAGATAGTTCTCCACCCATACATGCTGTTGTCGCAATAATATGACCTTTATATTTTTTCATAATCTCTTTAAGTTCACTTTTTAAAGTTGGAACTCTTTCAAGACGTCTATCTACATAAACATTATACCAAGCTGTTGAACTTAATTCACAAAGACCTTTATATCCTAATCTATCCTTTGCTAATAAAATAAAGTGATAATATTTTTGCCCTTTATCTCTCGTATCTGTAAGATAAATTTCATTACCTAATGCGATTGTAAAGTCAGGATATTTTTCTTTTATCTCTTTAGCATACTTATTAACAATCATATGCGAACATAGAGCTTCGTGATCAGTTATACTACATCCACTAAGCCCTATTTCAATCGCTCTATTAATTAAGTCTTTTGGATGATTGATACAGTCAATTAATCTTATATTAAATTTAAGAATACTCAGTATGAGCATGTACATCAAAAAATGTATTAATCTGAGTATTTATATTAATCACCCTCTTTATAGATTAAATTTTTTAATGTTATTTTAGTTAATTGAGTATAATCTAAAATAATTAATGGGATATTTTTCTATTTACAATATTCTTTTTTCATTTTATCATATTTTTGTAATAATGTAAACTATTCATTAGTCTAATCAAAACACTTCTAATCATAATGTTGTTTTCCATTATATTCAATTAAATAAGATAGATTATCATTATCATCAAAAATTCCAAAATCAAATCTTAATCTATTTCCATTATTACCTATTAAATCAGGGAAAGTATATTCTCTTTTAAAACTTATATTAGCATCTACTAATAGTTTCATAATTTTTATTTCACCAGCACTTTTTTTACATCCGCAATGAGAACTAATTCCATTTCTTAAATATGTTCCTAAAACATCACACTCATTGCCGCAATCACATTTACAATGCCAATATATTTTGCCATTTTTTTTAAAATTACTTTTATACATAACTGTTAAATTTCCATATTTAGTACCAGGTATTTCTTCAATACTATTTTTACTTTCAAATTTCTTACATCCACAAGACTAGACTGTACCATTCCGTAAATGTAATCCAGATACCTCACAAGTATTGCCACAATCACATTGACATAGCCATCTTGCTTCTCCTTTCCGTAAATCTGGTACTCGTTTTAAAACAGTTAAATATCCATATTTATTCCCTACTTCATTTTTTAAATGAGCCTTTGAATTTTTTTCACTTAAATCACAACCACAACTGGTTTTTGGATTTGTTTTAGTTAACTAATCTTTTCTAACAGAAATATAATTACCACAGTCGCATTTACATTTCCAATATGTCCCTTTATGCGGATAATTATAATCTCTTTCTAATACTAATAATTTTCCAAATCTCTAATTAGTTAAGTCTATCATTTTCATTATATCATTCACTCCTTCATAAAGATTTGAAAAATCACATAAAGATTATAATAATATTCGTCCAAAAAATTTTTTTCTTATATTACTCTAATCTCTATGTATATTATATCACTTTTTTTCTTCTTCGTCAAGTTCGTTTTGGATATCTTCAAAAACTGCAAAAAGAATTTTTATAAGAGCTGCTCCAGTATGAGGTTCAATATTATGAGTTAGCATATCTGCTAGTAAAAATTCTTCTGCATATTCTCTCATTTTATTCAACATATCTTGTGTAATTTCAGTTCCCATTATTTAATTCCTCCTATAATTTTTCTTCTTTGTCAACATTATTTAATGTTTCTTGCATACTATTTACACCATCAAATAATAATTGTAATATTACCATTGCAACTGCAGGATCAGTTGTATGATCAACTAAAAATTGAGAAAAATCTTTATTATATAATACTTTATTAATTTCATTAACTAATTCTTGATTTATTTCAACACTCATAGTTATATCCTTTCTTAATCGCCAACTAAAATAATAGCTTTTTCAGCGCGAGTAACTAATGTATAAAGATATTTCTTATATTCTTCAATATCTTTCTTTTTTAACCAATTACAATCATATCCTAAAACATATGGATATTCACTGCCTTGAGCTTTCCAACAAGTAATAGCATAACCATAATTAAAATTATAAGGTATAATTTTAATACCGTCAGTAGACCATCCATATTCTTCTACTTTTTTCAATAATGCTTTATTATATCCACCAAGCTGATATTCTTGAGCAGCCGTTAATGAAGCATTATTAGTAGTTAAACATTTATAATCAATAGGTAAATTATGAAATGTATCTCCATCTTCTGTAATAAAATCTGCCATTAATATGTCTGTATCTCTAAAATCTTTAAATCTTTGAGTATTTGGATAAGTCTGGATAATATGTTCATGAGGTATAATTGTTCCAATAGCCCCATTGGTAAGGGCATTTCCTTCATCGCTCACATCATCCCAATGATTTTTTAAACCAATAATTTTATCTTCTGGCTCTGGCGCAAAACCACGACCCAACATTTTACGGACTTTATCATTTAATTCATATCTTTGTGCATTAAGTCCACAAATGATTTGGCTAGCTTGAAGTAAAGTCGTATTTTCATCTTCAAACTACCATTTATGTGGAATAATTCGCACTTCTCCACTCACGGTTGGAAATGTTCGAAAATCTTTTCCTTCACGGATATGCATAGATAAACGAATAATAGCACTATCCTGAGCCTGACGCATAATTTCATCAAGAAAAATATGTGGTTTTTCCAAAACTGGATTTGTTTCATCTCTTGGTGGAGAAAGCTGCCCAGGATCGCCCATAGCAAGTACATATACTCCATGTGAAAGTAATTGATACCATAATTCTTGTGGAAGCATAGATACTTCATCTACAACAATTAATTCATAATCATCGTCAAGAACTTTTTTTGGAGTAAATACATAATTACCATTTCTTGTCTGACGAGCATGATATAAAAGTTTATGAGCAGTAGTAGCATTAGGGCAACCTTTATTTTTTAATACATTTGCTGCTTTACCAGTATACGCAACATAAGCAACTCTTTCTAAAGGAATATTTAATGCAGAAATAATAAATTTTACTAGAGTTGATTTCCCTGAACCGGCGTTAAGCGTAGCCGGCAATAACAGTATAAGGCATCCCTAGATTATATCTTGCTACAGCAAGCTTTAATGCTTCTTCTTGTTTATTGGTTAGCTACATTAGGCATCATTCCCTTCTTTATCAATTTCATCTAATTTTATAATTAAATTTTCTAAAGTATTTTTTATTTCTTGTATTTGCTATTTTATAAGTGATATTTCTAATTTTATTTTAACTGGTATTTTTATTGTTTTCATTTTTATGATGTCACCCAATGTCTTTCTATAAATTCATCACCCCAATGAATATCAGGATATTTTTCTTGACAATATTCTAAAAATTCATCGTCTGTCATATAATTAAATAGCTCTGGAGGTTTTCCAAATACATTTATATGTTGATACATAAATTGTTTTATTTTTTCAACATCCTATCCACTACCATCTTCGATATAATTTTCAATATTAGTCATAATTCTTTCTATTTCATAATTATGTTTTAAAAATTGTTTTATATCTAATATATCTAATGCTTGCCTACAGACTTTTATACTATCTTTATATGTCATATTATTATCTCACTTTATAATTTTTTCTATTTATATTTTATCATATTATTTTAATAATGTCAATAAAATTACCAATAACCATTTTTTATATAGTGTGGTTATTGGTAATTTTTTATTGAAA